GTATTGGGCACGGCAATGATGATGTTGGCTGAACGGAGCGAATCATACCGCAAACATGTTGATCGCCTACAACAATTAGATGACGAATTGTTCATGCCTCATCGAATAGAAGCAGGTGGGCCGGATGGATCACCCACTGATACATTAACGCTATTACAAATGGCGCGGTATCAAACATCGCGTGTCAATGATGTTGAACATACTCTTTTGCGGCTGCTTAAATCTGCTATTGATGACCGAAAAACTCAGGGAGTTAATGTTAATGTGCAACAATCCTTTTCAGGACTACATGAGCAGTTTGTTGTGCCGACCTCTTTTGATCCTAAGCAGCGGGAAGCATTAAGGCGACTGGGCTCCAGATTAATACGTTCCCCGCAAACGGTAAAAGCCCTAATTGATAAAGTGAAGGATAAAGATGAGCAGGAAAACGAAATTATTGAAGCCGACTTCGACGCCGTGGACAAGTGACAGTCCTCTAGAACTGGATCAGGAAGCTTTAGGTTCAGTTTTAGATTCCCTGGGTAAAGGGGATATGGATTTGTTCTCGAACTTAAATATCGAAGAACGACAGTTTGTTCTACAGTTAGTTGAGTCGTTGGATAAAGGCGATTCCGCAGTATTAGAGTCCCTGTATTCAGTAGACTACGAAAGCATTCCAGTTGAGCCTGATGTGTTTTTTACCGAAACAGATTACATGGGGCATATCGGTAGAGACATATACAAAGCATGGTGGGGGCATTTATTGAAGTGCACCGACCCCGTTAATGGTATCTACGAAATAATGCTGACGGGGCCGATCGGAATTGGAAAGACCCTAATTGGTATGCTCATAATGGCGTACAAGATTTACCGCTTGTCTAAATTGAGGGAACCAGCCCGGTTCTTTGGGCTAGCTGCTAAGTCGCAGATCATATTCGGTGTATATTCATTGACGTTGGCTCATGCTGAAGATGTTGGCTTTTACAAATTGCGGGATCAGTTTATAGATGAGTCACCATATTTTAAGGAAGTCTTTCCGCGCCGTCCTTACGGGACAGACACAATAGAGTGGCCCCAAAAATCATTAAAGGTAATAACAGGCTCAGGTAGTTTGCACGCGATCGGGAAGGATTTGTTTGCCATTGTAATTGATGAAGTGAACTTCATGGCAAAAGGTAAAGCAACTGCGGCCAAAGCACATGAGTTAGCCAATGCGGTTAGCAGAAGGTTAGAGTCACGATTTATGTCAGGTATGGGTATTCGTGATGTTCCGGGTGTGTGTATTTTTATATCGTCTAAAAAGGCCGAGACGGATTACTTGGAACAGAGGATTTCTAAACTTCACGGGTTGCCCGGAATACATATTGTGGACGGCCCTCAGTGGGAGTTCTTAGCAGGAGATAAAATTGATTACTGCGGTACTAAGTTTAGAGTGCTTTTAGGTGATGCTACACATGATCCTTTGATATTAGACGACGTGTCGTTTAAGGCAGATGGAAGAGTGTCAGTAGTACCGTCATTGTCGCAGTATGAAGAGGCACGATTAGAAGGAAAAATTATCGATGTACCTATAGAACATTACAAAGCGTTTGCGGAAGATATCTTAGGCGCGATTCGAGATGTAGCAGGTATAGCGTCATCAGCCACAGTTAACTTCTTTCCCCGTAAGAAAGTTGTTCAGGAGATGTTTAATTCGGGGAAGGCTTTACCGAAGTATTTCAGGTCCGAAACTATTGTCATGCCCATTCGATCACCTGTTAAGTTGACTACTCTGTTCGATCTGGATTTAGCCTGTGCAGTTAACTTATCTAAACGACTACCTTATCGTCATCCTAATTCTCCACGATATATACACGTTGACCTTGCGCGTAATAAAGATGCTGTAGGATTGGTAATGGTACATCCTAGTGAGTTTGTAATTCAGAGCGGGGATGAAGTTCAAGGTACGAAAGAAGTGACCGTCGAAAAGTCGTTTGAAGTTGATTTTGTTATTCGACTTATTACTGATGATACAGGAGAAGACGTTGACTTCAATAAAATTGTAGAGTTTATTATCTGGTTAAAACGAAATGGTTTTTGGATTCAACGAGTAACGTATGATTCCTATCAAAGTGCAGGAAGTATCCAAGCGTTAAGGACTTTTGGTATAGATGCAGGTGTTAGGTCTGTTGATGGTTCGATCTTGCCTTATAGAATTTTAAGCAGGGTTGTGCATGACCGAAAGATTTCCTGTCCTAAGCATGATATACTACAACGAGAAATGGGCGAGTTGTTGTATAAGTCAGATAAGGATAAAGTGGATCACCCGGAAGTATCGGCAGACGGAACAGCAGGTAGTAAAGACTGTTCAGATGCGTTAGCTGGAAGTGTATATGAGTGTATGATTGATAAACGTACTCCGTCAGACATATCACCGATTACTAAGGCATCACATGTAGTTAAATATGATGATTACTTATCTGACCTGGCTAAGATACAATCGAATCTGTAAGTAACTTGAAAGGAAAACAGCGATGGCTCCTTTGTTTGAATACTTGAAAAACCCTATTCCAACCTTGTTGAACTTATTCAACCTCAATCGTGTAACACCGGGTCCGGTGCTACCGATGACTACGACAGACCCTGCTAATATGTATAGGGTAGTACCACAGGCTAAACAGCGCGGGGATCAATTCCAGAAGCCGTCGCAAACTATCGCAGATTCTATAAAGCGGCGCGGGCAGTTAAATCGAGTAGAGAAGTATGCCATTTACGAAGAGATGGACCGCGACCCACTTAACGATGAAATACTAAATGCCTACGCAGAAGCCGTCACTATTGTTAATAGTGATAAAGGCGTAGTGTTTTGGGTAGAGGCTGAAAACGAAGACATTCAAAAAATGCTTACAAGTATGTACGCCGCAATTGGTGCACAAGAACGCGCCTTTGCGATGGTAAGGGCTTTATTAAAATACGGTGATAACTTTTTAGGTATTCAATATACTCCCGCATCTAAGGGAGTGATTACTTTGCGACATTACGAACCGTGGAATGTTGCTAGAATTGAAGACACCCTAAATCGGTTGATTGGGTTCGCGCCATCAGATACAGCAGGCGAACCGATGGAAATAGAAAAAGAAGCTGTCCCGCCCTTTGATGTATTACACCAGCGTCTTCTTTCTAAAGACCAAGACAGCTTTTACGGGACAGGTTTGTTGGATACAAAATGGGAGGATTGGGAAGACTTGCAGAGCATGGAAGACCAAATTGTGATGCAGCGTCTACTTCGTCGTCCTGACCGTTTAATGATCTTGATGGACTCCACAGGATTATCATTACAGGAAGCATTCGAGCAAATAAAAATATGGGAGACTTATCTGTATAAAGAAATCAATGTTGATACCGGCAGCAAATTGCTGGACTCTCGTGGTATTCCTATGACTGAAAATAGGGACTTGATAATTCCCAAGGGTCCGAATAATAGCACTGAGATTACTAACTTCCCTGCATCCAACAACAATGATCTATTGCGGGATTGGGAAATGAAGGTGTCAAAGTATATTGGCACTAACGGAATGCCCAAAGGGTACTTTGGTTTTGAGGGGGGTGATTATCGTTCTGATATGTCTCTAACAAAACAAGATCCTCGGTTTGCAAAACGTGCCCAACGAACACAGTTCGCTTTCCTACATTCGATGACTCGTTTAGGAATGATTCATATTGCACTAACAGGGTTAAATCCGCTTAGGCAAGAAAATACATTTTCCGTTCACGGTATGCCCATTAGCAACTTTATGGAGATCGAATACAACGAGTTGCTACAAATGCGGTATGACCTAGTTGATCGAATGTCGCGGTTAGCAGATGACTTAAATTTAAACAAGGACACCTGGGTTCGTTACGTTTTAACGAATGTAGGCAAACTGCCGAAGGATTTAATTGATAACTTAATGGCGCGGGAAACTACTGAGCGGGTAGATTCGGTTAAGGATGCTGAAACGGTACACGCTTTAACTGAGTCAACCAATCTGCTGGTAGCAGCAGATACGGTAGATGAGTCTATGCGGGTATGTCGAACGCACTCAAGGGAGCAGGTTGGGTTGACGGAAGAAACAATAGCACAGTTCCAAGATGTTGATAGCAAGACAACCAAAGAAGGATCAGTATTTACTCAGAGCACCGGTGAATCTACAGTTCGGGCATACCAATGTGAACGGGCAAAAGTTAGGTTGGATCGGTTAAATGCAATGGCGAGTAGCATAGGATGAAATATAAAGAAATAATAGACGAGTTCTCAAGTGATGCAGTTATACCTAAAAAAGAAGCGAAACGGTTGTTGCGTATATTGTCCATTATTCTTCAGCGTAACATACTCGCAGGCAACCAAGTTCCCATTAGAAATTTAGGCAAACTGCAAAGAGGGGTGGTAGCCCCCAGAGGAACATTAAACGGCAAAAAGACTAAAGCAGGGAATGTAGTCTATTTTAAAATGGCTCGGTCCTTGCGAGACAAGATGAGGTTATTATGAGTGATGAAAAACAATCAGAGAACGACACCAAGGTTATTATCAAAAGGAATTCATTTTGTTCAACGTCGCCAACAGGGAAGCATCAGTGGAAAGCAATTAACGGGCATTACATATGTGAGTTATGTGATTGCTTAACTAGTGAACAAGTGTTGGTAGGGTAAGCAAAGTGAACCATTTAACTGAGTACTATAAACGTCGGGCAAGCAAGACTCCTTCTGTGGGACATACCTATGATCGAGATATGTGGAAATTAATTGTCTATATAGGCGATAAGATATATGAGTATTCAGAAGTCAGTCCGTATCATGTAACAACGTGGTTGAAAGAACTAAAAAGCAATTTCGGTACAGGGATGGCTTATTTGAAACAATTCGCAATGGTGCGTTTAGAAAGCAAGGTGGACGGTGATTGAACTCGATAATGCGTTATGGTTCCCCGATCACGATACAGGTATCACAGATATTAAAGATATGTTTTCAGGTCTGCTGTCTGAAGAAACGCTCCCGCGATTAATCCGAGATTACAATACGTGGTGTATTGATATGCGACTATGTGCTTTGCGAGAAGGTAAAGCGATTGGTTCCTCGTCTGCGCAAACAGGACGTAGAGACTCAATGTTTCTTTCCCGCTTGAAATCTAGTCCAAATTACAAACGCAATCTACGCACCCAACAATCACAAGGTAAAACTCAATTAGCTAGTCTTACTAAAGAAGCTACTCGGGAATTACATATGATGCTTAAACAGTATCACGAAGGTTCCAAAACTTTTTCAAGTCTTCAAAAGGATTCGGCAAATTTCTTTGAACATTTTTATAAACGTGTTTGGGAAGCAGGGCGCAAAGCTAGTGGACTTACACTTTATATGCCTGATGTTAATCCTACCCGAAAAGAAGTTGACTGGTTGCAGTCTTCTATTCGTGAAGAATTGACGTATTGGCAATCGTTTATGAAGGAAGTAAAAGAAGGGGAAGTTTTGTTTGACGACGAGGTAGACACATCTGACCTTAAACCGCCCAGGCGGAAACGAACCGTCGAAGAACGAATTGAAATGTATTTGATTGGACTTGACGCAGTGTTTGAGAACGGCAGAGTAGGTGGTATGCCTAATGATGTTCTATTTTATTGGTTTGGACCCAAGCCTGGGTCTAAGGGAATTTGTGCTGGTTGCTCATATATAGTTGAACGGCAGCCTTTTACTAAAAGCACTCTTCCCGCAGTTCCACGAAGCGGGGCAACCCCTTGTTTATCTAATTGCCGTCATAAAATAGTTGTGAGGAAAGCTACGCTACAAGAAGTCGATAATAGGCAGAGAGTTTTGCCCACTCGCGCATCAATGGTGAAACAATTAAATTCTTTTAAATCGGGCAAAGCCAAGTACAAGGTTAAGGGTAAATTAATTAATCCGTGGCAGAAATAAAGCGCGTTGACTATTGAGGATTAAGGTAAGTTCATTTATATTATTAATATCTTAATACCCGAAAGGGTATCGAATACCGGGCGGGCGCGAGTGCCTTCGCATAACCCCGCCCGGTTATTTTTATTTTTACTGTTTATGTGAGAAGTTAAAATGGCTGTCTTATTAATCGATCCAGGCTTTCATGCTATAGGGGTAGCTGTATATAGTGTGGAGGCAGATACGATTTTAGACATTGACGCGTTAATTTTAGACAAAAAAGTATACGCTAAGGATAAAAAATTAAACGGTTCGTCAGCGGCAGACGCTCATTTTATCGAAAGCGCAATTGAGTTCTTAAATGAATCAGATTTGTATTTTGTGATTGATTGGGTAGCGTTGGAATTACCCCATGGAGGACAAAATTTTAGATCAGTTAAAATGTTGGCGTTAATCAGCGGCGCAATCATTGGTTGGGCGGTAGCTAAAGATAAACCTATTAAATACTATACACCGGGGTTCAATAAAAAATGTGCTACTGGTGATAGCAGAGCGTCGAAAGAATTAATGGAATTGGCTGTAAGACAAAAATGGTCTTTAGTAGATTT